ATGCACGGGGGGTGTAGAGATCGCGAGGTCCCCCCCGGGGTATCAAAAAAATTTTTGATGCTCTGAGGGGTCCCAAATTTGGTACAAAATTAGATTTCTCTGACCAACTTTATATGTTTTCCAGACAAATTGTATTTAATGATCTCATCAATTGCTGTTTCAATTGCGATCTTGTTTTCAACTTCACTAAGATCACTAGAAGTGGCGCAAACTCTGCTTAACAAACCACAAGAATCGTAACCATTGTCAACGTCAAATCTATACCAATCTACAAACTGAGTGAAGGGATCATATGGGTTGTCCTCTGTGGATAGCATTACCTCTCTCATCCAAATTCATCTCCTTTACAAAAACGAATAAGCATTGAAATATTCGTTCCAAATTCATTGTATTCGTATAAAACAGATAGTAAAAAGCGGCCAAATTCTCTCCAACCTCACTGTGAATGAGCGAGATAGAAGAGGACTCAGCCGCTTTCCAAATTCAATAAGGAGGGAACCAACATTTGACAGTAACGGTAAGGAGGACAATAGAGGGGTTCCAACCTTATTGATAGGCGTGGGTATTCCTAATTTAGGTACTTTGCAACTGTTGACGGTGACACCCCCAACTCATCCGCAATTTCCCTATTTGTATAGCCCGTATTAGCCATCGCCGCTATCCTTGCTATCCGGGCATCCGATATTTGCAAATTCGCTCTAGGGGTCGCCAACTTCTTCAACCTGTCCTGATCTGAGTTTTCTATGATCTGGGTTAGCATCCTTGTAGAGATAGCGCCAGACTGTATAGCCTTCCACTCGCTATCTGAAATGTTAATTTGCTTCTTTTTAGCCCCCGTCATATACCGGGCGGCCTCCAGGCACTGTCCCCTAATTTTCTTCTTATGATCAGAATCCATTTCTGGATTCGCTTGAAGCTTCACTTTGAACTGCTTTCCAGCAATCATTTGTGCTCTTCTTTCTAGGGGCTTGTTCTGGATGGCTATGTTCAGCTTCCCCTTTAGGGACTCAACCTCAGCGGCGTATGTCTTATGAGCTTCCTTGTTGTAGGGGATAGGATCCAGGTGGATAGCCTCCAGCCTGCTTTCTCTAGCCATTTTCTTAAGAGCGTTTGCATATTTAGCGTATTCGGTTTCCATTTTAGTTCCAGAAGAAAGCTCAAACGCATCATCTGCTTCGGCCATTTTGGTCGTTTTGGTCATACGAGGCTTTGTTATTGTTCTACCTTTTTCGTCTTTGTACGAATAGGTTTCTCCAGTTTCCTTATAGCGCTTCTTTCCTGTTTCTGGATCTACTGGCGGATACACTTCTTTTCTCTGATTGACATACTCAGTAGACTTTGCTTTCGAAATGAGAGTCGATGCGCCGCCGCCATTCTGGTAAATGCGCTTCAACTCTGCAATTCCATTGTCTCTTTCTGATCTACGCCAGTCCAATTCATGCTTTTCAGCATCAATTACAACCATTGAATGCCTAACAGCTCTAGCAATTTCGCTGTCATCGGCACCTTTTAGTGTCATGTCTGTGATCAAATTCGTTACTACACCCATTTGTTTACCCTTAGTCGTTGAATCCATGACCTTCATTCCTGGGTATTTAGGGTACATCTCTTTCGGATCGAAGTTTTTCAACCCTTCCAGAGGACTAGAAGTCTGAATTTTCTGGTTTTTCGTTGGAATTACCAACACTGAATCGCCATCAAAGTCCGCTCCAGAAAGAATTTGTGCGACATGAGGGTTTATACCAATGGCATCTCTCGAATTTTTACCAATTATGCTAAGTGCTTCGGCATTTTTGTTGTTCACTTTGAGTCTGGGAATCTCAAATTTTCCTGCATGGGGATACCGAATAAGCACAACTTCCTCGCCATTATGGTAGTTCGGTGCAAATACCTCATTATCTTTAAGTGACGGGACTGGTAAAATGACGTGCGACTGCTGTCTAGGAAGAGCAGCCGCTTTCAAATGAACAGCTGCGGCTTCACAGTCATCAGCAAAAGACATTAAAAGCTTGTTTTTAACGACTGGGTTTTCAACTTTATTGATTTCGGCGAGTTCGTCCTGCTTTTCAGCAAGCGCCAACTCTAATTGTTTCTTTGCTAACGGAACAGGCTGTTTCGAAAGGACCTGAGAAGCGATTGTTTTTGACCAAGTTTGCCAATCTCCTTCTTCATTTACAACATTTATAGCTGATAAATGCTCTTTTCCGTCTTTTCCGATGTAATGACGCTGGACCATCTTTAATTGGTCTTCCGTTCTAATGGAAGCACCGAACGGATTGTCCTTGTCGTCCTTCATCTTTTTTAAAACCGTGTTGTCAGAGTCATCTCCCATCATTGGCGTTCCTTTATGCTTGTTGGAATTAAACAAAATGTCTACTCCATCTGGAAGATTGTCTGAGTAAATGGCCATTCCTTTAAGATAGTGTGTTCCGCCAACTGCGATTCGAACCTGAGCATAGTGAGCGTTACCTAACGAAATGTCTTCAACGCCTCTTCTAAGTTCGATTACGCCATCTTTATCGGTTCCATGGTCCTCTGCATAGCGAACCTGGACTCGTTTTGGATCGATACTGACTGGTGGTTCCAAATTCAAAAAGGAACGACCTCCATTTTCACTGTATGCGCCAACTGGCATGATCTGATCCACATTGTCATACAGTTCTTTGTAAGGCGTTCCTTTTGGAGCCAATACCTTAACCCATGTGAATTTACCTGGATTTCCCATTTGTTCAACCTTTAGAACTCGTCTTTCGTATTCTCCAGATTCTTCGAGATTACGAACGGCTGTTTCGAGAGCTGTCTGGGTAATACCCATTCTCAACTCTGTTCCTTCTCCGATGTCGATGTACTTTTTGGTCTTGAATTCATCTCTAAGGGCTTTCGAGATGGTGTCAGTTTTCTTTGTTCTTTCTGCAGCAACAGGATTAAGCAATGATCTTACAGTCGATTCATTCACTCCTAACCTTCTTCCAATTTCAGAAGGTCCTTTTCCTGCAGCTCTAAGCCTCATGGCTTCGCCCATTAATTCTTTTCTTGCTTCTTGTCTTGCGACGGATTTCTGAGCTCTAAGTTCAGTAGTGGACTTATAGCCCATAGACTTTGCGATCTCGACTTCGGAAAGGCCAGCTGCCTTAAGTTCTTCATATCTTCCGATCAAGTTCATCGATCTCTGATATGGATGATCGCCGGAACCCCACGGATAACGTCCCGAGTGTCTTGGGGTTCCATAATGCAGCAATACTTTATCGCTCTCGTTGTTATCCATTATTCTTCAGCCTTTCTCTTTTCTAGTATCTGTGTATCTTTAATAATCAGATCCATTCTTGTAAGTATTTCCTCAGTTGTCGGAAAATACGGAATGATCTCATTACTTTGATAGATTCGTAATTCGATAGCTATGTCTTGAATGTCGAGATTCAATTCATACTTAATCGTTTCTTTGTAGTCCAAAAAGAAAAGGGCCGCATATGTGATCAACTGATCCATATGGGCCGGGGTTTCTCCAGTCTTTAAATCGTGTATGCGAAGGACTCTTTTCTTCTCATCAAACTTAATTGCGTCAGCAGTTCCAAAACACTCGTCTGAATAATAGAGTGGCTGTTCAGGAGTCATGTCATAACCTATTGCATCGTTAATGTACATGTTAATTGTCTTTTTGTTTCTCGGCTGAACCTGCTTTAACTCTATCGCCATGCAAGCGTATTCGTGTAACTTTGTTCCTCTCTCTACAGCAAGAATTCGATTCTCATAAACTTTGATAAGTTTATCTTCTGTGTAGTTGATCCAATGAACATTACTTGGACTTAGGAACGCGTGCTGGCCTTTTAGGTTTGAACGATTCTTCAATTTCATTTAAAACTTTCTCCTTGTTTTCTGGGTAAACAAAGCTTGCATATGACATTGTGTTCATATGCTCAACGTACCAATCTTGATTTGGTTGATGCTTTTCATTACTGCTCTTCTTGCATTCTAGTGCAGCCCACTTATCTTTATATAAAACAAGGAGGTCTGGGATGCCCTGGATATGGCCAGAGTCGAGTTTAGTCACGATGCTTCCTTCAAAGCGCTGCTCTATATCTTTAATTAATGCCGCTTGAAAGCTGTTTTCTCTAGCCATAGTTAACCTCCAAAAAGCAAAAAAAATAA